CGCTTTGCGTGAACCCTGCTCACATTACGGTGATCACCCGCAACAAGCTGCAAAAGCGCATCGCCAAGGAGCGCAACTACCTCACCAACCCGCTGCGCATGAAGAACATCGCCGACAAGGCGCGGGAAAAGTCCAAGCTAAACCTCGATATCGTCGCGCAGATCCGCGCCGCAGAGGGCCCGCAGCGCGTCATTGCCGCGCAGTACGGAATCACGCAGGCCACCGTGAGCTGCATCAAGACCGGGCGCACCTGGCGCGATTACAGCAATCCTTTCTCGGCACTCGTGGGAGCACTGACAAGATGAACCAGCTAATCCTTCGCCCATCCTCCGCCTCACGCTGGCTAGCCTGCCCGGCTAGCGTGCGCTTGTCCAAGGACATCCCGCCTGAGCCCTCAGGCGATGCAGCAATGGCCGGCACTGCCATCCATGCGCTGGCCGAGACCTGCTACCTTCTGGGCGATAAGCCTCTTTACAGCCTGGGCAAGACAGTCGAAGGCGTCGTCATGGCGCAGTGGCACGTCGATATGGCGCAGCAGCACCTGGACGCGATCCTTGAGATCGAGGACTTTGTCGGCGCTGAGAACGTCAAGGTCGAGGAGCGCGTCCAGTACGCTGACTGGGATACCGTTCTGCTGCGCGGAACGGCTGACGTGGTGGCCTTTAACAGCTACACGCTCATCATCGCGGACTTAAAGACCGGCGCCAACTACGTCGACGAGAACAGCGACCAGCTCAAGATCTACGCGCTCGCGGCCATTGCGTCCTTGGAGCTGGAAGGCATCAAGGAGGTGGAACTGCGCATCATCCAGCCACGCACTGGCGGCGTGCGCATCCACAGGATGACGATCGACGAGCTGCGTAAGTGGGAGGAAGAGGTGCTGCATCGCGCTATGAACGCGATAGCAAACGACACCGCCAAGCCGACGCCATCAGAGAAAGCCTGCCAGTACTGCCCGGCAAAGCTGACCTGCCCGGCGCAGCACGAGGCTTTCCAACTGGTGGAGCAGCAGCCCAACATAACCGCGATGACGAAGGAAGAGATCCAAGCCGTTATGGTCAGGCTCTCCGACGATCAGATCAGCGACCTCCTGGACCGCGCACCGATCGTCGAAGCCTTCATTGACAGCCTGAAGAAGCACGCGCTCAGGCGCATGGAAGACGGGGGCACGCTTGCCGGATGGCAACTCGCGCCCAAGCGCGCCGTGCGCAAGTGGAAGAGCGAGGCCAAAGCCAAGGAAGCGCTCATCGAAGCAGGTATTCCTGTGGAGAAACTGTTAATAACTGAATTCATTACGCCGGCAGCTGTGGAAAAGCTGTTAGCAAAGGAGCAAAAGGTAATGCTTGAGGATTTAACCGTAAAGGAATCCTCAGGCGTCACCATTGCGAGGGACGCAAGCCTGCGTCAATAATCAACGCCCCGCAAGGGGAATCATCAACTCACGAAAGCAAAACGCGAAATGCTAAATCTGTCCTCTGGTGGCGGCAACGCCAACTATCTGCGCTTCTCCCCTCAAGCGAATGCGTGGACCAACTCCAACAACGAAGAAGTGCAACTGAAGAAAGTCGTCTTTGACTTTGACAACGTAACGACCGGCTGGCTCCTCCTGGGCACCGGCGTGCGTGACTGGCAACCTGATGCAGCCATTGGCCGTAAAGGTGCGCAGCCCACTCCTGACCACAAACGCGGTTTCGAGGTGACGTTCTACAACAAGGAGATCGGCACCGCGTCGTGGTCGTCTAACGGCGTCGGCCCGAACATGGGCCTCGAGGCTCTGTACACCCAATGCGCCGCGCAGCGCGCAGGCAATGAGGGGAAGCTGCCCGTCGTCGAGTACAAGGGTTCGCGCCTTGAGAAGATCGGACGCGGCACCACGCGCATCCCTCAGTTTGAGATCGTCAACTGGATCGCTCGCCCGGAAGGCATGGGCGCACCGGCGGCGGTTGTCGATGAGGAGGAATATGTCGCAGCGCCGGCACCGGCTGCGGCACCTGCGGTCTCTCGCGCTCCGGCGAAAGCCGCGGCGCCAGCGGAAGATGAGATGTTCTAACCATAAGTAGAAGAAACGCCGGGGCCAGACGGTCCCGGTTTTTTTGACTCTGAAAACTGCAAGGCACAAATGCAAGCCGAAGAAATAGCCAAGGCTTTAGGCAACGCCAAGAAGGTAAACGGCAATTGGGTGGCAAGCTGCCCAGTTCCAGGACACGGCAGAGGTAACGGAGACAAGAACCCCAGCCTATCCATTAGCGAGACATCAGACGGCAAGGCGCTTTTCCACTGTCACGGCGGGTGCGATCAGCACACAGTGTTCTCCGTGATCCGTGAGAGAGGATTGCTGCCGGAGCTGGAAGCCAGACCCGAGCCGCTCGCTCTCATCAAACCCATCACGGCCGTGACACGACAGCTCGAGCAGGAGTGGCACTACACCGACGAGGAGGGCGTGACGCTGTATATCAAGCAGCGTTACAAGACCACCGACGCCAAGGGCAAGGACTACAAGCTGATCAAGGTCGACGAGGCAGGCCGTCGGCACGCAACGCTGGGTGATGCCCGGATCGTGCCGTACAAGCTTCCCGAGCTGCGCGACGCGATCAGCAAAGGCCGCTACGTCTACTTAACCGAAGGCGAGAAGGCGGCCGACGCTGTGATCTCGCTGGGCTCGGTGGCCACCACCAGCCACGCGGGCAGCGGAACCTGGCCCGACGCGATCACCGAATACTTTGCCGGCGCAAATGTCGTGATCCTGCCCGACAACGACGCGCCAGGCTGGAAGTACGCCAAGAAGGCAGCCGCGAAGATCCTTCCTGTCGCCAAGTCGGTGCGGGTCATCGACCTGGGCGGCGAGGCGCTGGGCGACGATGCCTATGAGTGGATCTACAGCCAAGGCAAGACGCGCACGGACCTCGCGGATCTGGTGAAGCGCCAAGCGCCCATCACCACGGAGCAAGAGGTCCATGCGCCAGAGCGGCTCAAGGAAAAGCCGCCAGCCACCGAGGCAGCACCGCCAGCCGCAGCGGAGAACGCCGTAACGGTCAGCGCAGAGCAAACCAAAGAGCCACCCAAACGCACCCTCAAGCTCGAATCTTGGGACGACATCAAGGACGAGCCGGTCGAGTGGCTGATCCATAAGGTGCTGCCGAAAAAGGGCTTTGCCGCGCTCTATGGCCCGCCAGGTAGTTTCAAGTCGTTCATTGCACTGGACCTGGCAGCAGCCATCGCGCGCGCGCAGCCCTGGATGGGGCAGGACTCGAGCCCCAGTGATAACGGGGCAATCATCTACATCGCGGGCGAGGGTCACGGGGGCATTGGCGCCAGGATCAAAGCCTGTCGCATCCACCATGGCATCGACAACGGGGCGCCGATCTATGTCCTCAGACACCAAGTGAACCTGCGCTCGAGCGCCGATGACATCAATACCTTGATGCTGTCAATCGCGCAGCTGCAGGAGGAAAAGGGTTTCGTAATTGACCTTATCGTCATCGACACGCTGGCCCGGGCCTTCGGCGGGGGCAACGAGAACAGCTCCGAGGACATGGGCGCGTTCATCACGTCATGCGGCCACTTGCAGCAGGTCTTTGCGGCCGCTTTGCTCGTGATCCACCACAGCGGTAAGGACCAGGCCAAAGGGCTGCGCGGCCATTCGTCGCTGCTCGGGGCCGTGGATACGGAGCTGGAGCTGCTGCGCTTTGACGATCAGCCGCGAGGCGTGGTCACCATCAGTAAGCAAAAGGACGGCGAGGATGGTGTCCGTTATGGGTTTGAGATGGTGGAAATTGAGATTGAAGATTCATGCAAAAACGACCTTGGCCTTGACGAGCCGCGCAAGTCGCTGGCCGTGAATCCCTCAGACGGGGATGCGCTGGCGCGCTCCGAGGAGGCCAAGAAAGTAGGACTTAATCGCTCAGGCAAGGGTAAAAAACAGCAGATTGCGGTGCAGGCTTTGCGGGACGTAATTAACGCTAAAGGTACACATTGGAAGGTGTCTGTCGGTGTCCGTAAGTGCGTGAAGGTGGACCAGTGGCGGGATGAATTCGCGAAAAAGATGGGCAGTGACGAGGCTGGCAGCGATGCTTTTAGAGCCGCCTGGAGGCGCGTAAGGAGCGATTCTGGACGTCCTTCTGACGTAAAAATCGAGGGAGATTGGGTCTGGATTGAGCAGTTCGAGGAAAAGGGTGATGAATACTTTAGACCTGGACGAATGGTCGAATCGTGTGACGAATCGTGACGATTCGTCCACCCCCAGAAGAGCGGTCAAACGCGTGACGAATCGTAGCAAGGGTATATCTTGCTACGATTCGACCGCCCGATCTCACGATTCGTCACGCTACGTCAGTGGAGACTAACTTAATGATGAAAAAACAAAGCAGAAAACCCGGGCAACTTCCCAAGCCAGTCGAGGTCAAGTTTCCTGAGTCTGAGTTCTCAAGGTTCTTCAAAGCGCGGATGGTGGAGCTGGACCGCATCAAGCGTGAGCATGAGGACAAATGGGGGGTGAATAGAATTATTGCTTTGGTTGACGTAGAGTTTCGTGTCAAAGTTTGGAAGCAGGCCGAGCGGGTCTGGGAGGCTTCAGGAACAGAGGATTTCAACCGGCTGGCCTCGGCGTGCGATGGGATGATTCGCGCATACCGGGCGATGGATCAGTGGGCTACTGCCGAAGGCATTGCGCCCGCGGGGGAGGTCAAGGCGATTGAATGGGAAATGCCGGACGGGGCCGTGATGGCCGTGGTGTCAACCGAGGCCGACGCGGCGGCGTATCAGAAGACCAGGCCGGATGTGCAAGATCGCCACATATGGTCCATGGCGGAGCTGGCGACCATGCTGGCGAGCGGGCTGGGTAATGACCTCGCCAGGCTCAAGGCGACGCTTGGCGTGCCGGCGACCGTGGTTAAGGTCGACACGACCGGATCAGGGTTCGACGACTTCGAGAACGACCTGGACCTTGATAAGCCGAGCACGACGCCTAAAATGTTCCCGACCGACATGAAACCGCTGAAGAAGATCGCTTAAACGCGTTTAACGGGCGTATGGGGCGCGTTGTGTGGCTGGCGGTATGTGGGGTGCATCGAATGAAGAAAACTGACTGGAGGGCGTTTTAATGGCTGGCACGCCGAAGTTTCATCAAGACATGAAGATGCTGGCAAAGCTGCCGGAGGACATGATTTGGTCAATGTTGGAGGCCGGAAAGAGTCACACCGACATCTGCTTGGAGATGGGGATCAGCCGCAAAGCACTCGAGCGCTGGATGGACGAGGTTGACATTGACGGTGATAAACTCGCGCGTGCACGCGCACAAGCCGCTGATCGCCTTGCGGTAGAGACTTTGCAGATAGCCGATCAGACAGATCCCGAGCACGCTGCGCACGCTCGCGTCCGCATCCAGACGCGCCAGTGGCTGGCGGAACGCTGGAATCAGAAGACTTACGGCCTACAAAAGGCGCAGCAGATCAACATCAACGTCCAAGACCTGCGCATGAACGCGCTGCGTCACGTCGAGGTGGTCGAGGACTTACCCACAGACGTCACGCCCAAGTTATCCACATAAGCCTGTGGATACGCGGCCAAGTGCCCAAGAAAGCAGCAAAACGCGGGTTTTGCACGCATCGCAATTTGACATAATGAACCTTGTATCTCTTTCAAAACGTAAGCAACGCGTAAGAGAGCAATGAAATCAACGACTTAGTGCAGCATGGCCGCGCGCCCGCGTGTGTGCAGTGCAGCACGAATTGTCCACAGCGGCGGCGGGGCTCCTGGCCGCGGGCGGCGCGAGACCCCCCCCGGTCGGCGCGGCGGCGGGGCGGGTTGTGGCGGCGCTTCACACCTACCGATTCCCAAAATCCGAGACTTGCGTACAT